AGCCGTTGCCCATGGAGCTAAACTTACGGTACAGAACTCTAGTACCGCAAGGGAGAACTCCCAACGGACTGCGACAGTGCTCAAGTGCCGCTAGCCAATCAGGTGGCAGGAGTAGGCGCACCAGCTCTAACGAGATGGTGTCACTCGCCATGGAAAGATCGATCGTCGCCACGCCGCCAGTCACTGACCCGTAAAAGGCCAGGTCCTGGTTTGTGCGTTGCGTCTTAAGATCCATTCCTGCCTTACGAAGACGCGACCGGATTACGTTACCAAGGCCTTTCTGACAGTACATGTTCAGATCAGGCTCAAGGGCGATCACACGGTCCATCTTGTAGTTCTTAGCCACATAACTAATCTTGTTGCCTGGTGCAATTGCAATTTCCAGGTCACCTTCCTCAGATGTGAGGCGCTGTTTCCAAAGCGGTACTGACGTAATCACGGCAGTAGCAAGGGCAAGATTATCGTACGTCGTCTCCGGGACACCGGAGTATTTGTAGACGGGTGCAGACACGCGTCGGTTAAGCCTCGGTGAGGCTCCGCCGGTGAAGGTCATCCGATCACGCACTTCATCCCAATCCAGAGGACCAAGAATACCAGAGATTTTCTGCTTAGCCAGCTCGAAAACTGACCAAACACCTGTCGACGCCGTTGAAAACGTCGCAGGATCCGGATGTCTCAATCGTAGATTGGTCTCAGCGCATGCCTCCTCTGCAGCATTGAAGCGCCGCATGGTTTCCTGCTTCTTAGAGGCCGACGACTTCTTGTCGTCGTACTTTGAAAGCAGCTCTTGCCACAGGTATTCTACTGCGAATCGATTGGGAGAATAATCACACCAGACCCCTTTTGGGGACCCGGGGATGACGCTCCCGTCGACGGCACAGACTTCGCTGAGGCGATCCCAGTGCGTAGCTCTAGCGAGCTTTGCAAGGAACTTGTCGAGAAAAGGAGGAACAGCGACGTTAACAGGCCGATTACGGCCAGGAGGTTTCGTAGCCACTTTAGTGTCTCCGAGAGCGCTTGACTCAAGGTAATCGAATCAAGCGTATGCATGGGTCAGTAGATCGGTTCGAGGTTCTCGCACGTCGACTTGAAGGTCGCGTGCGCAAACAGATTCGAAACGAGAGCCACCAGATCCTTGCGTTCCTGGGCCGTACTTTCGGGGGAGAAATTGAACTTTCCCTCGAAACTGGAGTTGCGAACAACCACAGTCTGCCCATCGACGACCGCTTCAACCGGATCATTGAGACCGGCAGTGACGCGATACACCGTCGATTGGCCTTCCGGCTTACGACACTCGACCCGCAGGGTTTCGAAACCCTTCGGGGTGGTGGCGGTCCGGTTGGCGAGCTCCGCCAGGCGACCGTTGGAGGTCACCGGAGCGAAGGTATGGGCCACGGGAGTGGCCGCGGCGTCATTGATGACGATATTGCCCAACTGGGGCATAACAGTTCCTTTAATAGGAGATGGTATTACCGGACCCTGACGGGTCCGGGACGTAGAGCTTGTGTTAGCAGCGCTAAACCGTTTGCTGCATGAGCGAGGCTCAACGGGTTCTTATAACCCGGGAAGCCAGGCAAGGGCGAGCTTGTTAGCACTTCCCTCTGGACGTGAAAGCGTCTCCTTGACGCTTGATATCTAGAGTTGGTGTAATTCAGCCCATCACGCGTCCCCGCTAGACACAACACATTGTCTAGCGTAGTCACCTCTTCCTCTCTGGAGGTAATACTACCAGAGTAGAACTTAAAACCCTGAGCCGCGTCAAGCGAACTCAGCCAGTCACCGATAGGAGTAAACCAGTCGATAACGAAGCTGTAAGGGACTAACTCCCAAGCAAGGTACAAAGGGTTGGTAAGACCGAGGCTAGAAAGGCAGGATAGGAAGTCATTCCCCGGCTCATAATCGAGCCGAATGAAATGGCCTCTGGACCTCTCTTTCATGCGCCAGAAGGGTTTCGCAGTATAGAAATCCGTGTTTGGCACGAATTCCTCACTCTTCTCCTTCTCCATAACGCTATCCTTAACAGTGATTAACCAATCACTGGGAGAATTCCGAGCCTTAAGAGCTTCAATGCTCCCAAAGACATCGTTCATCAACGGATTCCAGCCGTATTGGTATTCTAACCAAGAACCGGGTGCGTGTTTCCAGTTCTGCTTGAGCCACCTACCGGCCTGTCGCCAATTTCCTCGGCGTAGGGCCATGATGGATCGAGCAATACGGTGTAGGCTGTCACCTACGAGACCAGCAGTCATCCGACGCTCAGCGTAAGCTTGAGCTAGGTTTACCTTCTGGTCTTTCAGCTGCAGCAGTGCGTCGATAATGACGCGGTTCCGCTGAGCGGGAGACTTAACCCAAAACGGCAGATTATCGAAATGAAAACTCTGCGAGCCGCATCCGATCTCCTCCGTAGAGGCGATTTGGAACACGGCAACGGGTGCTTGCGACCAGCTCTTCGTTCGCATTAACCCGTGGGTGATAGTCTCGACAGAACGCTCATACGCAGTAGGTTTGATAAAGGGCGTCAGTGGTTTCGGACGCTTCAAGAAGGATCTTGAAACTTTCGCATAGTTACGAGGCTCGACCTGGAAGACGGTCTCCAAACGCTGGCCAGAACCATAGGTCCTGATTTGCGTACGGGTACGTTCTCCCAATGAAACGGTCTCGCTTTCGTTAAAAACTATGTCAGTCATCGAAAGTCCTTACTGGTATGACGGTAGGCCCGTCGTTAGATGGGTTACTACCTCTCCTCTGCTCTCCGGGGGCAACCCCCCAGAATCGATGGCCTCGATCGCTAGTTAGGCGATAGACTCCGGGAACTACCCCGGAAACGCATACTAGATGCGCGGCCACGACTCTGCAGAAGGATATGATGCACCGTTTTATAGGCACTCCTGACTATTTAGTCAGCCGGTCATATGTACCGGAATAGCACCCTCCCTACTGGGGGGGG